GGTTCATGTAAAGGTTGGCTAGGTAGTTCACGCCAGCGATTACGATGTCCTTGTACATGTAGGGGATTTGAAGTACGTCGGTTGGGTTGACGATTGGGTTGCGCATCCTGTAGTAGCGGAACTGGATGACGTAAGCATTCAGCGGTTGAATCGTTGAGGTTTGAGGGGGTTGACTGTTAATAGCGGCTGTAGCAGGTGGAGTTGAATACAAGACCGCTTGTAAAAATCCAGCGGGGGTTACTGTGATTTTCCAAGTAGAAATTCCGGAGAGGTCGGTTAGAAGCACGTAGGGTAAAATATTAATGGCTCCGGTATAACCCAGAAGGCTTATCGCCTCTAGTTGACCTGCTCCGTTTGTGGTAACCTGCCAGACGCCCCCTAGATTATCCTGTAGTCCCCAGAAAGTAGGGAGAGCTTGAGAAGCACTATAGGTTGTAGTAGTTAAGAAGCCAGAGTTGGTAATGGCTAATACTGCATTTCCAGCTGGGGGCAGATAAACAGCGCTTGGAACTTGTAGCGCTCCCGAATTAATCCCGTAGGTAGTCTCTACCCAAGAAGTTCCGACGGGAATCGGAGCAGAGTTCTGGCGGTACCAGACCCCCCGGCTGTATCCAACATAGAGATTCCAGAATCCGTAGACTGCTTGGTCTCCCGAGATGCCCCCGAGCGTAGAGTTAGGAGATTCCACGGTGAGAACGCAGCCCGCTGGAACAGTGATTACGAAGGGAATGTTGCTCTGGGTACTTTCACCCCCCAAACTATCTACAAAAGTTACAACTCCGTAATACACTCGGGTAGGTAACAGGCACCCACTTAGGGGGGCGTAAGTTACCACGGGAGTTTCTGGCACGGGATAATACAAATTCTGGCTGTCGGGTACCGGTTTTAATGCGATGGTTCCGGGACTAAGTAGCGAGTTGCTGTACGTTCTTGGTTGCCCGGATCGAAGTGAGCCATCCCGATTAACTATGTAGTTTAGGCTCGTATTGCTATCTGAGTCTTCCTCAATCTTGGTCCATGTAGACAAATCGAAAACACTACCCGGTGCGATGTTATTGAAATCTGTTAGGCCAAGGGGGGTTTGGAATGACCCGATGGGGGGAGTACCGGAGACTAGCGTATAGGAGCTAACCCCCGGCATTGTGACGAATGTCTGCGGATCGGACAACAAGAAGCGCCACTGCGATTCCCGAAGAATCCGCTGGTGGATTCGGTCCACATAATCGTACAGAGCTGTACGGTTTGTGGTTTGATTCTGCGAATCCTGAATCACCGCATTAACAACATCCTGTGCTTGAATTTCAGACATACAATTCAGTCCTTGTCTCTGCCCACGACGGGCGGTTACTCAGTGCGTATTGCCTACATCGTTTACCAATGATAGGTACTGTTATCCCAAACGCATTCAACGTGAACGTGCATTGTTCCTGCTCCAGCCGTAACCGCGACGGTACCTGAAAAGTTTCCGTTCGTACCGTTGACTACGTTCGGAGTTGTGCTGCCCAATATCAAGTAGGGCAATATGGATGCCGGGAGATTGTTTGCCATGTTGCTCAGGCCCTCCTTTGGCCTATACCTCTATCGTAGATGCCGGTCCTGCTCAGGTACCGTCGTGTATGCGGCGTTACTACCCCTTCGGCCACAGCAACACTACCGCTGCTCACATAGCAGCTATCCGCGCTCACAGAGTTTTGCAAGGTGACCACAATGTAGGTCGTCGCGGTGCCAGTGTTGAGCGTGCTGGCATCCGCAAGCGTGTCTACCCTCACCTGATCCGTCACAGCCTCGCCACCAATCTCATGCACAGCGGAACTGGCATCCTGGCAATCAAGCAGCAGATGGGGCATGTGCACCTTGGAACGACCATGAGATACCTGCACGGCGACCCCGAACGGCTCAAGCAAGAGTTCTTCGTCCACCTTCCCAAGTATCTGCCGGATTGAGGTTGCTCTCATCATCGTTTTAGTACCCCTTTGCTGTATGCAGCGACGATGCTACTGCTGCAAACTGACAACTTCGTTGTCGAGCGTCCATGCATCTCCAGAAGTAGCATTTACACGAAGGTTGAATGTAATAGACGATGTGGATGCTTGGCTTACAGTGGCTATCTGAGTGCCTACTGATCCCGATGGACCGCCGCTAGTGAAATCGGTTTGCTCGTATTGTCCACCCGCGCTTGTTGACCCTGTATTGCAGTAATGAGCGGTGAATGACTGGATCCCAGACCCTGTGCCTCCCGTAAAAGATATAGACGTTGATCCGGCTGTGAGGTTGATAGTGCTGCTCGACACTCCGCTGCTGTGACTTAGTGCAAACCTAAAATCAACACATCCAGAAGCGGCAAGGGTGTTTGCTGGGAGTGTATAGCTGCCGCCTGTAAGCGTTGCCCAACTTCCCGTCATGGACGTTGGGCTTTGAATCCCGACATCGTAGAGGCATTTGGAATTAGTTGTGCCACAACCACTGCTTGATACCAAACCAGCAACGGCAGAAGCGACAAAGGCATCGGTCGCCAACTTTGTCGTGCTATCCCCATTTGACTGTGTGGTCGCGGTTGTCCCATTTGGGAGAGACGGAGTGCCGCTGACATTTGAGGCAGTTCCTGCATTCAGCGGCCCAATCGTCAACCCACTGCCGCATACTCCATTCGTACCATCCAACCCAAAGAATATGTCCCCTGCGATCTGGCAAGCCGCGCTCTGAGTAACCGTTGAAAGCAACGGACGAAGGATATAGGACTCTAAAGCTCCAGTGCCGTTTGCTGTAGGCGGCGTCGCCGTGCCAAGGGACGTATCGGCAAGCGTGTCCGTGAATGAGTTTGGGTTGCCCCCGCCCGGTATGGTTATGTTAACGTTGTTGTTGTTGGCCGGGATTGTGAAAGCGTAATGCTCGCTGCCGCTACCGCCCGTCGCTGTGCTGCGATAAACCTTGTAGCCCGGATGCGCCCCGGTTACGCCGTAGAAGCTGCCATTGATCGCATTACCTGAGCCAGCCGAGGCGCAAGACGCTACGCTGTACTCGCTGATTGGCACTGACTCGCCAGCACCGGAAAGACTCGTGAGCTTGTAGTAGTAAGTGTGCGAGCCGCTGGTCGTGCAAGTCAGATTGAATACATTAGCCGGAGATGTGACCTGCCCGGAGTGGACGGGGCCGCCAATTGCACGCACCCCACCAGGGCTGTCGAATCTGCCCATATCTACTCCAGCAGAATCGCCGCCTTGCAGCACGTTCTGCCACAGCAGAGGCAGTCCGTTGCCGTTTGGGTTTGTAATCTTCCCTGTAAGCGTTGTAGTTTGAAGTGCCGTGCCACTCGATGCGACGTTGAAGTTTGCCGCCGCAAGTCCGAAACAAAGTCCGCAATTGAAGGCCAGCTTATGTGAGCCGCCGGTCACGCTCAGGTCGATGATGGGAACCACTGTCGGTGGCGATGCGTTCGAAAAAGTCCACACAAAATCATCGCCAAAGTTAAAAGTAACGCCCCCGCCGTCCTGCCACATCATGTCCCCATTAGAGTTGAGAGCGGAACTTGCATCGTAAAATCCATGATCTATGGTCAACGTTCCGTCTGGAATGCCGCCCCCTCCACTAATAGCTTCTGCAAGCATCGAGGTTCCTGCCACATCTCCAGGCCCGCCCACCTGTGGCGCGTTTACACGCGCGGGGCCGTCTGTTTCGTCGTTGTAACGAGCTACATCAAGGTGAGCACCATTTCCAATTACAAAATTAACTCCGTTTTGCAGCGTCTCCAGAGTTCCCGCCACCTGATTTCCGCTGCCGCCGCCAACCGAAATCATCGCCGCGCCGCTGAATGCACATGTGTTTTCTTTGTTGATCGTCCAGTCCTGAGCCTGAGCGTTACCTTCCCACGCGAAACAGGCATCGACTGCGCCAGCGTTGAAGTTGGATACATTGTTCCTGTCATCCTGGAGTGCAGCCGGGTCTGCCAGAATGCCGAACTGCGCCGTAGATGCAATCGCGTGAGGCAGGTTGAACTCGAAGATGCCACCAAGATCGCCGCAAGCCACATTTTCGACGTTATTTAAAGAGTTCGGATAGGGACCGTTGGTGCTAACGTCGAGCATGTCGATACAGGCGCGAGGCTTTGTGCTCGGTTGATCGCTGCCAAGAATGTTTAGATTGCTGACAGAGCAGCCCTCACAACTCTCGACCCTCATCACGTCCTGTGTAGGCGTATAACCCGCATCAGCGCTCAGTCCTGTAGCAGAGACATAAAACTGGATGCTTGTTGTGGTCATTGTGTTGGGATTAAGAATTAAGTGCGTTCCCTCGTACCCGCTCTGCGTCGTGCCTTCCACATCGAAGAAGCACAAACTGAAAGAGCCGGTGCAGGAAGTTCCGTACCATGGATTTGACCCAGAGGTCCACGTCGCGGTTGCCGTATGGCCGGATTCGGCGAGCGTGATTGGACTTGATTGTCCCATCCATATGATAGTTGTGCCGTTCGCTGCGCCGGCGCCCAATCCTGTCACAATGCCAGATGCCAATCCAGAGCCCTCGACCTGCGTGCCGCGCCCGCCTGAAATTACGATGGGAATGGTCGTACCAATTGGCCGGTTATCCAAGGAGAGTGGGCCTTTGGATGAGAGCGCAGTGATCTGCGAAGAGATCAAAGAATTCATCGCCGCTCCGTCATCGCTTAAAATAATAGCTTGCCCATTTCCGCTGATATTTGTGCCTGTGTAGTTAGCGGCGAGTGTGGCTTGAGTCGCAGATTGCACTGAGAGAATTGGGCCAATGAAAGCGACGCCGCCAGCCGTATACGCAAGGCGCATGTACCTGCCCACATCCGCCGCCGTAAACTGAGCACAGGTTGCCGACGTGACCACCGCGCTGCCGTTCGTCGCCGAAATGTCATTACAGCGCCGCGCATCCTGCTTGAGAGTCGAACCTTGCTGTTGCGTAGAGATTCCGCCGTTAATGCCTGCTACTACAGCGGCTGCCGCGACGGTGCCAGGGAACGATGCGCTGGTGCCGTTTAGTGGGCCGGTCAGCGTGCCGCCAGTGAGGGGAAGGCCACCCAGGTTCGTCAGCGCCCCCGCTGCCGTGGTTGCGCCCGTGCCGCCCGACGCCAGAAGCAATGGCGATCCAAGCGTCTCACTGCCAGCCACGACGGTGCCCGGCGCAGTAACGACCTGTGAAGCCCCGGACCCCGTTACGGTCCAGCCGGGAAATCCACAAGTTACTGTCTTTAACTGGAAAGTTGTAGGATCAACTGTAAGGCAAAGATTGGGTGTTACGTTTGGAAAATATACAGGAGCTTGAAACGTATTACTACCCGTAAAGACATTATTCGTAGAGAGTGCGGGATAGACATAAGTCTGGGCACTTGCGGAAATAGAAAATAGAAAGACGAGTTGTAGAAATCGCTTGAACATCTTACCTCTGCCGATTTGAGAACGCCGAGAAAATCTCGGTAATCTTGTTGATACCGTAACACGCACCACAGAACCAAACCTGGCCCTGTAGTTGCTCGGACGTAGGTAGGATGTCGTGAATGCCCATGTGTGTCAGATCGAGCTTAAACATAGCATACAAAACAAAAGAGGTATCCCACAGGATACACGACAAGAATGCAATAGCAGACATTGTGCGCCCGAAAGATACCTCGTCGCTGCTCGAAAGACACTTTAAGAGAGCGTCTTTTAGGTTCATTTCTTTTTCACCGCTTCATCAACTGCGACACCGATAGCCACTCCAATAGCGACATGTTTCGTCGCGGTCCAGAATCTCTTCCAGTGTGACCCGCCCTTCAGGGCTGTGATCTCTTGACCTTGATCCTTGATAGTGGTATCCCGCGCTTCAATCTGCTGGTCCTTCGCCGCGATAACCACCTTGTCGGCAGCCACTTGATTCTGGGCTTCCGTAAAGTCGATAGTCTGTTTGGCGATTGATTGCACATCCTCGGGACTTACTGTCACTACAGGTTGCGTTAACTGGGAGGGGTTGTCAGCCTGGTGGTCTGTGTTTGGAGCCCCCGGCTGCACTTGTAGGTGCGTCCCCACCCGTTGGTTAATCAGTGCGACTTGCTGGGCAGTAGTCTTTGCCTTTTGCAAAGAGGCTTGCAGGCCTGCGTTCTGTTTCTGAAGGTCTTGATTAGTTTGCGTGATAGTGGCGTTGGCCTGTTTATCTACCGCCGCTTGGGTAACCTTCGCGGATGCTACTGTCTGAATGAGGGCTGCGTCACGAACTTGCGTGTCATGCCACAGCCACACCAGGAGCAGAACAACCGCAGCGAGAACCGGATACAGAATCCAATGAATCTTGTTGGATGTGGCGGTTGTCGTGTCTGCCATTCAATTAGTCCTTCATAACGGCGTCAGGGTTCTCAACGTAACCCCCGCCTTGGCGAGCGCCGGAACCGTTCCGGGTCATGACCTTGAGCATTTCGCGGTCAGGGTTCTTGCGGAGGATAGCAATGTCTGCACGCTGACGGACCGCAACGCGATCCTCGATCCAGTCTGCTAGATCGGCGTCAACATAGTGCTTTCCAGGACCGAACTCCAACAGGTTAACTCGAATGGATGGGAAGGGGAGTTCAAAAATATCTTCAGCCGGAACTTCAACCCAGCGCTTCCCGCGCTCTTCGGGTTTGGGACTTGTGGTCCCCATGTCAATCTTAGGCATTTGTGTCCTTGAGGTTGGGAATTACCCCGCGATTTGAGCACTATCAGGAGGCTTGCGGGGTATATCCGAATTGATTAGGCATTACCAGATGCGCCAGCACCATACTCGGAGCCAGCAACGCCGGGACCGCCAGCACCAGTAGCGCCCGGAACCGATCCGTGATCGATAACCGGAACCTGACCCCTAATAGGAGATAGGTTACCCTTACCGTGCTTCTGGTCGATCATGCCATGACCTTGAGGTAGGGAGAGTTCATAAACGCGGTGAGACTCTCGATCACCCTCGAATTTAGCCACAATAACTTCTTTCTGTAAGGGGGAGGGTGTCCTCCCCCTCACTCACTGGATTAGGCGTGAGCCAGAGAATCCAGACCGGATGTGTAGTAGGTGTATAGCCAGTTGTTGTTTGTGCGTTTTTGTTATTCTGCAAGAACGTTAGCGTCTTGCGCTCCTGGTTGCTCAGGAGAACGGACTATATCACACCCCGTTCTGGGGTCTTGGCGTATAGTCTCTACGGATTCCCTTCGGCCTTTTTTATTAAGCTGCCGCATTCTGTTGTAAAGTTCTTCCCGTCGAGTTAGCTCCAACTCGGAAGGTCTCACGTGATTGCGTTCTCCAAAAGGTAGAACCACCTTATTTTGGATAAAGTCGATTGCGACTTGCGCTTGTTCGCGCTTACAAATCAAGTACGGTTGAATCTTTTTCAGGATGTAAACTACACTAGCTTTGTCTGCAACAATCCAGTTATAACGAGCTTTCCAGTTCCTCTCTTTAGGCTGTTCTAGCGTAAAGAGATTTCCTTTTTCCAGTCGTTGTCGCCATGCTTCTAACCACTCACCATTCGTATTCGTAAAATTCAAATTCACTGAATATTGAACGAGTAGAGGAGCAGGACGATTGTTCTTTAGGATCGAAATGCAGCCTTCTCCGTCAAGGAGTACGGCTAATGCAGTCCAGAGGGCCTTTCCTCGGAATTGTCTCAATACAGAGAGGTTTTCCGAAATAGCCATGTTATTCAATATAGATTCCTCTATAAGGTCACCACAAGACCCTAGCTGAAATAGCGTAGGACCTTTTTAATGATCGCCTTGAAAGCGAACTTCCAACCCAACTTGCGGGACTGTTGCAGCGGGTCAGTCTGACCACCAGGAGCAACCACATAAACCCGGAGGTTTTGCAGGTCGCTGATCTGGTATGCGTAACGACCGATAACGAAGCTGGAGTACACCTTGGTAGATGTGCCAGTTGTCACGTTGCCGGTGTAAGGCAGGAAGCCAGGAGCGTTCGACCGGACCACACGGATACCAGCCAGCGCATCGACCTCGCCACGCCAAATCTTGTCCGGAGAACTTAGGGCGTGAGACGCCTTCCAGTCAGGATCGCGTAGGAGCGCGTTGTATGCGTTGGGGGCCATGACAGCCACGTAATCCCCACCCTCAAGACCACGAGCACCCAGAGTCTGAAGCGTAGCTTCGATGGATGTCAGATCGTTGTAGTTGGGAAGATCGGTTGGGAGTACGCTGCTAATACCGGCGCGGCTGTTGGGGAAGAACGTCTGTGTTCCGGCGTTCAAAACATTGAAGATAAGTTGATCGTACGTTTCTGCGGCCTGCAAGGAAAGCAGGTGCATGGTACGTTGAACAACAGGGTGCTTCGCGGTCAATTCCGCCAAGTCCGAAATACGCGTTAAAAATCCGTATTGCTCCATTATTGCGTCGAATTGATTCAAAGTTAGCCCGACTGCATCGGGGGGCAAACCCTCGGTCAACTGAGTAGGAGTTGCGGAAGTTGAAAATTTCTC